GTTGAGAATATGTTTTGTTCAGTTAATATACGGTCAGCTTTCTTCATGATTGGGTGATTTGTCAATAAATATCACGAAAAATAGGATTATCTTTGTAAAAACCGCTTTGCCTTCAGGTTTGTCAAAATCTCAAGAATGACCTGCCCATGGCAAATATAAGGGTAAGGTGGGTGATTTGAGTCGTCGATGCACCAGCAGCCGAGGGTCTTGCCATCCAGCTCCATTATCTGGGCCATTAGCGCCTCATTAGCGAGCAGATATTCCCTGAACCGGCGAATTGCCTCATCTCTGGATTCAACGATAAATTCGGCCAGTACGTGCTTCTCAGTGATATGGGAGAATGGATTGCCCCAGATACTTGGTCGGCCTGTTGTTGGACATTTACCTCGACCAATGTAAACATCATAATTTTCCTTATTGACATGGACCACTTTAGACATAAAGGCCCTTTTTTATACAGGTTTGAATAAACTTGTCCTTCAGCTTTTCGAGTTCAGCTTGGACCACCTTACCCTGTTCAATTTCAAGGTCGGTTTCATGTACGGATAGGTCGAGGTGACCGATGACTTCATCGTACATTGTAATTCTTGCTTCAATTTGAGATTGAGTCAATTTCATGATTAATTCTGGCTTTCGAATAAAAAACCATTTTCGATTTCTTCAACAATTTTTATTTCATCTTTTTTCTTAGCCATATTATAAACATTAATCAGGTCTAAATCATCAAGATTGCCGTACCTTAAAGGTAGAAGTTTTTTCCATTCTGGAACTGTCGATGTTGTATCAACATATATAAAATCCTCGCCATCCTGAATTAGTGAACCATAATTCAGATATGGTGCTAACCAAATAAAAGGAATTTTTGCAATTAACAATGTTAAGTTAGCATCTATTTTATATCGAATCATTGATTCCGAAAAAATTCTTCTATCAGTCACAAAAACTCTAAGTTCATCTGTTGATGCAAATTCAGTAGTTGTTGATAATTTAATTAACATACTAAAATTATTTTTTTCGTCCTCTTACCCAGCCAGTTTCTAAATAATTAGAAATTTCAGTAAGTTTTATTTTTTGGTCTTGCCCATCTTTTGTTACCCAGCAAGTTCCGAATTGTGAATTTTCAACACCAATTCCTTTATTTTTATTCGCAAAACTCATTAACTTTTTTGATTCATCGGTATGCGTTTTATTTAGAAATGTTTTGAAATTATGATTACCTGATGTTATGTGATTGATACGAATTGCTTTCAAACGCTCTTTATATTCCGCTCTGAAAACCAAATCTGTCTTAACCTTATTAAGATAAGCTTTAACACCGGCTGCGGAACATTTCTTCATATGTTCTGCGCTAATAAACCCGCCAGTTCCACCACTCATCAAATTCATACAAAGTTCATGAGATAAATGTTGCTCAGTGATTAATTCTCGCTCCCTTACAACTAATTCTGCTCTACTTTGGCAATATTCCAATATCTCTTTGGAATGGTTATTTTTACCATACTTTCTAATTGACCTTCTTAACCTTTTCCCGCTACCCAGATAACCGTCATCTATATTGGATGTTGAGTGCATTCCGATGTAATATCGGTTTGTAACAGTACATGTGGTCTTGTAGATGTAGTGAATGTTGTGTTGTTTCCTTGGCATATTTACGATTTCTCATAAATATAATCAAAGGAACAAAAAAGTCAACCAGTGGGGATAGAGGGAGTTGAACCCCCACGCCTTTCGGCGGCAGATTTTGAGTCTGCTGCGGCTACCAATTACGCCATATCCCCAGTCCTTTACTGGATTGTTGTTATGAACTCAGCATGCTCAGGATACCTAACCAACAACTCTTCTTTGCTAACCTTGTTGGCTTCCTTAAGAATTTCGAAATGAACCGGAGGAATCTTGCTCATTCTCTCTGCGATTTTATCGTGCATCTTTTGCTTTGCTTCTTTCATAGCATCCATCTTCAAACGAAAACGTTTCATCTCGTCATCGGTTAATTCCTTCTCAACAATACGAGGCTCTTCGCCGGTAATGCGAGTTGTTATTGTTACTTTATTCATGTGACCCCAGAGGGATTCGAACCCTCACACTACTTAATTCGCCGCAGATTCTAATTCTGCGTTGTCTGCCAGTTCCAGCACAGGGCCAATTATTCTTCCAACTTGCCGGTACCACGGCATTTCCAACAACTAACAACGATATTCATTTCACCAGATGGCATTACTTCCAATCCGGTACCAGAACACAAATGACAAGTTACTATTTGATTATTCGTGAACTACCCACCCACGCCAAAGGCGATGGGATAGGCTTCTTTGCAGAAGTCTTATTTATAGCTCCACCCGTGTTTTCGACAGTTCCTGCCGAGTTTAATATTTTTAATCCTTCTTTTAGAATGTTCTTTGCAGCGTTTAAATCACGGTCTAATACGTGTCCATTCTTACAAGTCCAGATACTATTCGTGAGTATATTCTTTCACAAGGTTAGTATTTGTCGCTTACATCCCATCCACGTAAAAACGATGGATGGGTTTTACGCTCCGTTTTATAAAATAATTTGCGCTTCCCAAATCATATTCCAACAATGCTATCTTCAAGTTTGACCCATTCGCAACATCTTTTTGAACATCACGATATTTTTCCAATTCTTCTAATAAATCACTCGATTTCATGGTTCTTGTTTTTTAGATACTCTTTATACTGTCCTTCAGTAATTACATACAGTTGAAGGGCTTCCTCCAATGGAAAGATTTCTTCTTCGACAACCTTCTCAACGATACGACTTCTTATTCTTATCTGAGAAGGATGTTGTGGGTCAAGGTCAATCCAATCTAATTCGAACTGTTCACCAATACCTTGACCAGAGTTCATTATACGAGCTTCTTCAGTGAAGTATTCTTCACGTGTAACTCCAAATTGTAAAAGAGCATCCTCGAATATAAGACCGTTCTCAACGGCTATATCCAATTCTTTATATTTGCTTACTTCAGTACTCATAAAACAAAGATACTAAAAATAATTCAAAGTGCGCCAGATGGGATTCGAACCCACATAACCAAAGGTTTAAGCTTTGTACGGATTGCCGTTTTCGTCACAAGCGCATTCTGTAGCCCGTGAGAGACTCTAACTCTCAACGTTTCTGATGTTTTCCACTGGGTTTGAACCAGCAAGCTTTGCCAATTTGCTCAACAGGCCATTTTTATGGTTTCGATATTCTCTTACAAAATTCTTCATAAGAAATTCCAAATAATAGTTTAGTGACCTTGGCACGAGCCTTACGGCCCACGAGATTTTAAGTCTCGCATGTGCTACCAATTTCATCACAAGGCCATCCTTTTTTTCTTCCTGAATGTCGGCGTTTGACTGTGACAATTGGGACAAAGTATTTTCAGATTTTCCAATCTATTATCGGTATTGTCGCCGTTTATGTGCTCCAACTCGAATATAATTTCTTTTCCCATCCATGTCATAGAAGTGCTCTGCCACTGAGCTAAAGAACCGCCGTCTTCGCCTTGTAAGGACGAGGTATTAAACCACTATACGACAGGGGCATTTGTGGGAGTTGACGGGCTCGAACCGCCGACCCTCTGCTTATTTCATAAGGTTCGTCAAGATAACACCAATGATTACCGAAATGACAGTAACAACAGCCATTGTTATTGTCGCAATTCTCGTTTCTCTGATTGTTTTCTTAAACCTCTCATCTTCTCTTTCCTTGTCTTCTTCTCTCATTTCCTTTTCTCGTTTCAAATCTTCTTCTCTTTCTCGTAATTCCCTTTTTAAATTCATCATGATTCTTTGTTCTTCAGGATTGGTTATATATGGTGCGTTCATATTAATGAAAATTTATTTGTAGAAGTGACAGGATTCGAACCTGTGGTCTTCTGCTTGTAAGGCAGACGCTTTAAAACCAGCTAAGCGACACTCCCATTTGGCTGTTACCAGCCCTCTATCCCTGCATGTCGTACACGATGACAATTAGAACAAAGTAATACGCACTTATCCAACTCTTCTTTAATTTTTTCCCAGCTCTGATATTTGATTCTCTCAAAATTCTCATCCTTGGTGGTCGGGTCCAGATGGTGAAAATCAAAGACTGCGTAATGAGTATCTTCCAACTTCAACTCACAATCCAGACATTCACCACCTTTGTAGTCAATCATTTTAAGTTTGACATTCTTAACCCTTTCCGTATGATATTGATTACTACAATTTTTACAATAACCGCCGTAATCTTCTCTGTTGTATCTCTTATAAAAATCACCAAGTGGTTTAATGGTCTCACACTTCGGACAATATTTTTCAACATCATCTTTTTTGTTATACAGCTTCTTGATTGTTGCCAATTCAAGTTTCTTCAACCAGTACTTGATGTTCCCTTGAGACGTTTTAAGTTCGTTGGCCAGCTCTCGCTGCGATAGACCTTTTTCAATAAGTAATTCCAGTGTTTCTCGTTCCATTTATATGCTTTCATATAAATATCACTCACTTTGAAAAAGGATGCTCTAAACCAACTGAGCTAAACTCCCACGTGTATTAATGAAACTCATCGGCTTCAATAGCCTGCTGAATCCATCTTATCAACGTTGACCCCTTTATCTCCGGCTCAAATCTTGCTCCTTTGAGGTCATCCGTTAGCTTTATTGTATCCACATAGATTGAAGCTCCTTGTTCCTGCTCGATAAACTCGGCCTTGAACCTTGTCTTCTCTACTGTGTGAATAGGGAATGTGTAATTCTTTCCCAATGCAAATACCTGATAAATCAAATCACCGTTAGCTGGTTCATAATATAACAGCTTTGCATTTTCTTTGGACTTATATAAGTCCTTCTTGATTTCATTCTTGTCTACGCTCATCTCGTTTCGTTTTTAAATAAATGTGATAAACTTCATCAAGGAATTTATTTTCTTTCGGATTGTGCAACTGATACCATTCATCAATCTTACCATTCCTGTACCAACCTTCTTTGATTCCGAACCTGTAGAAGTCAACAGCATCATTATTGATGCCAGCTTCCCTTCCAGAGAAATCCTTGAACAATCCTTCAATCGTTCTGCTTATTCCCTGATTCGGTATCTGGTAAAGCCGGTCCATGTTTCGATTGTAAAACCATCTGTTCGCAAGCGAAAAATTAATAAATCCTAATGCGTCATCGTTAGTTTCCATTCCCTTAATTGTTCTCGTTTGAGGTTAATCAATCTGGTTATGTCTCCATAAGATACGTAGCTACTTTGTCTTAAGTCTTCAAGTGAACCTGTCCATGCCTGAACGTGATTCAATGAAAGCAAGAGTTCAATTTCGATTTCCAATTTCTCATTCTCACTCATAACTTAAAACATTTAAGAGTCCCCAACTGGATTCGAACCAGTGATTTATTTAACGTGTTCATACCACCAACCTAATTGTTTTGATGTTCGTATTCTATGATGATTAGCACATAGAACATCACACTTCTCAATTTCTTTTAGTATGCTATCCCAGTTATGATGATAAATCATTTGTGAGATATTCAAAATTTTATCTTCTTGCTCTCTGTGGTCAAAATCTAAAACAATTGGATTTGATTCGTCGCAGACAATACAGTGATGCGTCTTAAAATATTCTAATAGGTTCATACGATTCTCAGTCGTCTTAATTATTTTCCTATCGGTACTTCTCTTAACATACTCATCACGATACTTTTTATAGTGACCTTGTGGGTCTCTATTATCCTTATAACATTCTTTACACTGCGAATGAAATTGATTTTTTAATTTCATTCGTATAAAAAAATCAGTTACATTTTTAACCTTACCGCATTTGCTACATTTTTTTGTTTCCATGATAATAAATATCATCATGAACTGCAAAAAACGAATAAAGTTTTGCAATTATTAAGAGTCTACGGTCAGATTCGAACTGACAAGATAGCTTTCGCTAAAAAAGGTTTTGCAGACCTTTGGTTTCAACCACTCACGCCACGTAGACATATTAAAGAACTTGCAGACCGGCACCTTTGACCACTCAGCCATGGGGATATATCTTATCGAAGAGCACCTGAACGGGTTCGAACCGCTGTAATATGGTTTGCAGCCATACGCCTGTATCCACTCGGCCACACGTGCATAAAAAAACCCAGCCAAAAATTAATTAAGCTGGGTTTAATGTTATTTTTATAAGTTATTATAACACCAATAGTCCAGCCTTGCATGCCACAAGTAGCACACATAAACAAAGGACCAATATGTTGTTATTCTTTCTCATTACTTTTTGTTGTATTGTTATAAATATAAGCAAATATACGAAAGGTTTTCTAAAAAGCAAATTTTTCTTAAGCTTTTTTTGATATTTTTTTAAATGCCAAGAAATCCAAGGTAACCGCTCTGATGAATGTTTCGTCCTCAAGGTAGATGTAATCGATTGGTTTTACACCGGCTGAACGCTTCTTGGTTAGGGTATCTGAAAAGGTTATTGCAATGGAATCATAGACCCTTTCAAGCGTCTCACCATACAACACAACAAAGGCTGTATACAACGCATCCGCTTTCTGATAAAGGTATTCCTCACGGCTCAGTCGGTAAATGACATACGATTTCTTGTCTGGTGTTGTTTGTGTTAATAAGCTGCATCCAAGCTTAGGGGATTCCCCGTGCAAAAGGGTCTTAGCGAGGTCATCTCGTGGGTCATCGCTGGTTAGGTCTAATTCTGCTCTGATTAATGGCTCTCTGTCGCCAATGTGGTCGCCGAACCTTGATTGGTAGGCAATCTTTACTGAAGATTTCATATAATGGTTGTAAGCTATTTTTGGTCCGCCACAATGGGTCTGGACTAACTCACATTTCAAATATAGGACTATATTTGAAATAAGTCAAGTCCTTATATATTATTCACGAAATTTATGGTATTTCCAATCTTCTCCATTGTGAAATTGGCTGGTGTGAATTTGGTCGCAAAATAGGTATACATCTTGGTACGGCCAGTATCATCACCTGTCTCGACTTCACCCTTCTGCTTTTCTGCTATTCCCCTGATTTCAAGCTTACCCAGATTGGTTACCCTTGTTACAAAATTCTTGGCGTAATATCTCAGGAAAGCTGGGATTATACCCTGAAAAATAGTGGACATCTTGATAAATACGGTCTTCATATTGTTGGTCTTTTCCAATTTAAAATTACTCACAAAAGTAACGGAATAATCAAATAATGTACGACCCTTAACCTCTCTTTTCTTGATACCCTTGAAATGAACAAGAACATTCTCATCGCCAGCCTCAAAGGTGTAGAAAACTTCCTGAAGTACCGGCATACCTCTAACTGAGGTTGCACTTTCATCTGACATCTCAAACGGAGCTATCTGACTATCGCCAAGTTCCTGTAACATGGTCTGCTCTTGGAGAGCTTCTTTTAAAAGGGATTTAATCATTGATTTCATACCAATAAATATTGACAAATCCAAGCTTTTTCATTAAATTAATGAAAATCATGAAAAAAGGGTACGTATATCTTTTGCTTGAAGTTAACCAGCACGGTGAGGAATACCACAAGATAGGGATTTCCATAAATCACCCTGAATTGAGGGTTAAACAGCTCCAGACGGGGAATCCTAACCTTATACGTGTCCTGTCCTTCTATGAATCGGTTAATTTCAAAAAGGTGGAGCGCTTGATGCATGCGAGATATCTCCGAACCTTGGCCGAGAATGAGTGGTTTAATCTGACCGATGAAGAAGTACTCAATTTCATTCCTACATGCAAAAAGGTTGACGAAACCGTCAACCTTCTAAAGGATAATCCTTTCTTTTAAAGCACCTCAATAACCTTCCCATAAACGTTCTTGGTCCAGCCATTGATGTTGCCCCTATTATTTGCTATCTGGCACCCCTTAACATCATTCTTGGCATTTACCAGATGTGTAAAAAATCTTCCTTTCACCTTGCAGTAGACTATATCACCGACCTCAACCTCTTCCCATGTCGCCGGTGCTACCCGATGCTCTTGACCCGACCTTATTAGCGGAACCATTGAATTCCCCTTCTCACTGGTGGTTACTGTTTCACCATTCTGTAGCTTCTCTAATTTATAGTTTCGCATCTTGTTTCGGTAGTTCTATGTCGCTGCCCATGAGATAAAGATTGAACAAGGCATAGTTTCCAGTTTCATCATTTTCCATAATGATGTCATCGTAAGCCATGTTATGGAAATCAGTAATCCATTGCTTGAAGCCATCCATGGCCTTGCCAAGATTCTTTCCACTCAGACCGTACCTTTCCATAACTATTCCACCATTGAACTTGGCCTTCAGGTAAAGTTCCCTGCAATGTTCGTATTCCAACCTCTTGATTTCAATGTCCATCTTAGCTTCAGGAAAGGTTTCCTTGATGAGCTTAAGAAAGACAGTCTTATCTTCAGGTACTGGACATTCATGTTCTTCGTCTGCCGCATACTTTTGAATCCATTCAAGGAATGACTTATAAGAAGCACGTTTCGCATTACGGTCACGGTTGATTTTATTCAATGATTCCAATTGGAACATCTTCCAGTTAAAGAACGGTGATTCAGCAATGAAAACAAAGATGTCTTCAAGAGTCCAGAACCCATGACGGTACCTTTCGTAGTCCAACCCAAGGAACTTAAAAATCTTCGGATAGTCCATTGAAACAGGAATCTTCCCGATGTTTTGTCCCTTGAATTGATGCTCGTACCAAAGACCTTCTTGTCCATACTTCAAACCGAACCTGTGGGCCAGTCTTCCGATATAGTTACCAAGGTCATTGTATGAAAAATACATCAGGCTGGTATTATAAAACTTCCTTTCGGTATCAATCAGGTCTACTTGCAATTCCTTATAATCAAAGGACCAGCAATCACCATTATTGAAAATTTCATTTGGCTTGAAGGTTTCTTCAATGTATTCTTTCATGTTCAGTCTCGGCTCCCGGAGAACCAAGATGTCCGCATCACCGAATGATGGCTTTGAACCGTAGAATTTGGGCATGTCTACCCTCATGAAATCCTTTCTCAGAATTTCCATGATTTCGTAGCTGATGTCTTCAAATTCAGCACGTTCGTAGCGTCTTGTCGGTGTATTTTTTAGTGCTCTTCCGCCTATAGTTGTAGACTGTTGTTGACAGCCCCTCCTTATTTAATTCGTTTAATAATAATTTTTCTATTTCTAAATTCTTGTCTCAATTTGTTAACACAAATTCCAAAGATATCAGATAATTCCTCAAAACTTCTCTTATCAATTTCTCTGGTTCTAAATATGTAGAAAAAATAAAAAAACATCGAACACTCAAAGAATAAGTCCAGATTGTATTAATTCATGAATATATCTGGAATGGCCCTCATTCTTTTCATTGGCGTATCCTAAGCTCAAATGAAGTCCGTAGTAAGGCTTTCCCAATCCAAGCTCGTTACGTATGCCTTGAAGCTTATCCCGGCTCTCTGGGCTTACATTAAGCCACCAGTGCTTAGCATCGGTCCTTGGAGAAAGCTCCAGCATCAACGGAATGATTTTCTTGTCCCATTTGGCCTTGGTTTCGTCCCAAAGGATATCAACCTCATTCAGGTCCCGTTGGCCATTGAGGGTCATGTCCAGTGCTCTGTCATTAATGAATGAAATGTGTGCGCCACGCAGGGGTTTGTTAAGAATAAGATTGAAACGCTTTTTTATGAACCAAGCGTAGTATTCAGAAACATCACCGTCAAGAAAGACCATGGCTATCCGCTTCCAAGAGGCTTGGGAGTTGTGCTTTTTCGTCATGTTCCTTGGCTCGAAGCCAATCTTTCCAATAAGGGTTATTTTGTCGCTCATTTATCCATTCATTGTAGGTCATTTCATAAAAACAAAAACCATTTTTAATCCCATCAGGTTCCATCTCGTTTTCTTCCATGAGTCTGAACCCCAAGGCTTTCATGAAGGGAATCAGCTCCTTTATGTATCTTAATTTAAGAAGACCTGCCGGATTTAGGTCAACTAGTTCGTATTCATGAAATTCAAAATACTTAAGAATGCCATTTTTCATATAGTTGACAATCTCATGCTTGTATTGCGAAGTTATGAAAAGTTCTTCAGAATACGGCAAGTTATCTCCAATTTTTTCCCTGTATAGGTCAGTAGAATAGTTTTCGTTGTCGAATCCATTGTTTAATAACCAATCCTTTATGATTAAATAAACATCGTATTCCCTCATACCAAAAAAGAGTTCAATGTTCGGTCCGATATCAGATATAAATTGTGGTTGACCTTCGGTTGTGTAGATTCCGAGGTCTTTTATGTAGTAGTTCCTGTTAAGATATTTAAAGATTATCTCATTCATCGCCTTGTTTTAAAACCCATTCCTTCCAGTAGGGATTCTTTTTTCGTTCTTCGAGAATATCCGAATAGTTCATCGATACCAAGAATTGTCTTGGTGAATAACCGAAATCTGAATACTCAGCTCTGCTTCTGGTGTAACCAATACATCTCAAGATACCAAGAAAATCATCAATTACGGTTAACCTTCCCCTGTAATAAGTAAGGATTGAAGATTGCAGGTCGTCTATGATTTCATCAATAAGATAGTTGATGAGTTCTCTATTGGAATTGATATGAATGTATTCCCTGAAGTCTGGGGACCAAGCTATGTCCAGCTTGTGCTTATGATAAGCCATATGCCAAGCGTCCTTGACCATTCCATTTGAAAATGCCCATGACCTCAGTGTTCTTCTACAGAACTCAAAGTCATAGGCAAATATCATTGTGATGTCTTTTGTGATTTCAAGGCCCCACTCAGGCTCTTTTTCGAACTTGGTGTAAAATCTATGCTCATTAATAAAATAACGTTTATCAAGGTACTTAACAATTTGAGGGTCGTCAGTGATAATCATATATTATAATTATACGAAAATCCCGAAAACTGTCAATATTACGCCCGTCTAAACTTTGGAAGCCAATCACGTAAAAATACGTTAGATGGGCCACCAACCTTCTCCACCCAGTGGTCGTATTGCCTCTGGTTATCCTCATCAGAACCAAATTCATTACGTACAAAGTCTGGATAAGTTTCACGGTCAAATACCCTTTCGTCCACCAGAAAAACAACAGCTGTAAGCGCATCATTCAAATCAGGCTCAAAGAAAGGAGCATGGCGAATGTTGTTTTCACTCAATTCCAACATCTTCTTGTTCAGAGTACCCAGACGTTCTGGGTTGTTGTTGGTCGTGCCGCCGTCAAGGATAATGAATGTCTTGTCAACATTCGCAAACTTGTCGTAAGGAATTTCATGCTTTGAAAGCACCTTTGACCACTGGCCATATTCAACAACAGCATGGCCGAATTGAATACCCTGTTGGATTGGCTTGATGTTGTACGGAACAAAACCGTACATGCGGTAGATAAGATAACGAGGCGTTTTCCTTGGTGTTGAATTGGGCTTCATTTCGCAAAGTCTTGCTCTGGCAATGAAATCCGAATAAGGTATCTTTTCCTCAAAGAAAGCTTCTTCTGGGTCAGCCTTTGATGTTTCCCAATCCAATAGCTTGATTGGGCGTGTTCTTTCGAGTACGCACCAATCGTAAGCTGTTTTTAATAATTCCATTTTATAATTTTAAACTGATTTGAAAAATACATTGTTTCCAACAAGATTTGTCGCATAACTTTCAGCTTCCTCAACAGTTTCGAAGTACTGTATCATTTTATTCAAATGAAGGAAGTGAAGAACAACGCATGGCTTCTCCACGATTTTGGTTCCGTCATAGAACAAGTTGGGGTTTTCTTCAAGAACCTTTTCAAGGGTATAGATATCGTCATAGTAGCCCAATCCATCCACCCAACCAGCTTCTCTTGGTTGTTGTGTAACGAACCACAACCGTTTTAATTTTGGTTGAGCCGGTGAATAACTCCAAGCAGTTGCGCCCGTCTTATGAACGACCACCTTACCCAAATCCTTCATGTTAATGTACTTTGACATCTTACCAGTTTTTTGTAACGTCAGTAAATAGGGTTGGATTCTCTTTTATCCACTTTAACATAGTGGCCTGCATTTCGAAAGGTATTGGATGGCCACCCATGTAAACTACATCGGTTACTACTTCCAGTTCCTGACCTTCAGGTAAAGAAACGCCATTTGGAAGCTTGGCTGCTTTTTTTAATTTGAATACTCTGTTTATCATCCAAGGATTTTTTTAGTCAACTCTGCTAATTCCATTTCTTCTCTTGCTTCTTTGGAAATCAGCTTATTTAGGGACTTCTCGTAAGAGTCCAATTCTTCCTGATTTATCTTCAGTTGAATCTTGTTGATTCTTGTTTTGAAGTCGGCTTCCCAGTCAGCGACAGAGAAACCAGCCCATTTGAAATCGCCTTTTACACCAAGCCTTGAAACGGCTTCAACGTAAGTACCTTCCTGCAACAGCAAGAAAGATAATGCCTGTACAAATACAGTCACATCACTAACGGTCTGGATATTGAACGAATCAGCAATGCCATTGGCATATTTGAAAGAACAATTGGTGTTCCAGTTAGGTTTCTGTGAAGCACTTTTGATTGCTTCTTTCTTTTGAACTACAACGCTAATCAGCTTTTGTATTTGTTCGTCTTTTGTCAATGTTGCCATAGTTATGCTACTTTAAAGATTTTGTTGTTTTTGATTTTCACCTTCAACTTCTTGAAATTCATCTTAGCGATTTCTTCCAAAGAGATGATGATGGTTCCCGGCTTGTTGGCAGCGTGTTTCTTTTCAGTAATAACGCCATCAACAACTGTTACGGTAGAGGTGTGGTTCAGTACAAAGCCAATTGTTACGTTGACATTGTTATAATACCTGTTATAGCCAGTACCGCCTTGGTTTTCTTCCTTCGTTCTTGGATACAACGCATATTGCTTGTATGTGTTGTCATTTTCCTTGATAAAGGCATGGTCAAATGGATAATCCTTCTCGTTTCTGCGAAAGTAATAATACCTGTGATTCGACTCCTTATTATACACAACATTCTCCAAAAGTACATCCTTTATGATAGGAGAATGTTCACTTTTTTTGAACTTTTCAACCAGCGCAGCGTAGTTATCTGGCACCACATCGCTGTGAACCTTGGCCAGTGTTGCAATTCCCGGCAGAAGGACAAATTTGTTATTCTTGTTAAGGAAAACGAAGCGTTTGCCCAGCTGAACATTGTCATTCCACTCATGTTCACGGTAAAGTGAATCGTACTTGCCCACGTAGGTCAGGATTTCCTGATTCTTTGTTTCGTAGGTGTAACCGTCAACCATTTCCTTCATGGAAACCTTGCCGCTCTGGAGCTTTGTGAACTCCAATGAATTTTGATACTCAGCGCAGCTCGCCGGTAACAATACCAAATCCTTTCCGTCCCATGCGTAAACGAATTCGCCTTCCAATCCCTTGCCCTTCAAAGAGCTTGTTTCCTGCAAGATGAAAAGCAGGTTAGGAATGGTAATTTCAAACTCAAAACCACGTGGGTCCCAAACACGACAATATGTATTACGATGGTTCCAGCCGGTATCGTAACCGCCAGCCTTCTTGTTCAATACAAACCCTTCGGTTGGTATGTTATCGTAGTCATTAGGCTTGATGTTTTTATGTCTCCAGCTGTCCCATGAGGTTTGCTTCCTTAGAACGCCCTTGTTATCGTAATAGATAACATATGCCAACATTTTGGTATAGGTGTCATCACGCTTTTGATAACCAACCTTGATTTTTTTGGGGATGTTTAATTGACTATCCATATGTGTGTTTGTTTTTATTTTCGTTTTTCAAAATGAGTCAGATTCAAAAAGACTGGTTCATCATCTTCACCCAGCTCATACTCAGCACGAGCATAGAAACGATAATCCTTCGCCAGAGGATAATCCTCTGGAAAGTAACCGTTGGGGTAGAATCGGGTCGTTCTCCAGTCCATTACGCTGGGAACAACAACTTCAACGCCGTCTTCCTTAATCTCCACTACCCGTACCAGAGCCCGATGATTGTGTACCATATTTTACTCTTATTTTATCATGCAAAATATCCAACTTTTTTTGTAATTCAGCATCAACTTTATCAAAAGGTTCAAGATATTCCAGAATTTCAATTGATAATTTCTCAATATCACGCAGAATTGTTGCAGTACCATACTGCTGTTTTTTTTTTTACGTATTTATTTTTCAATTCTTTTACGTGTTCCTTGAGACCTTCAAAGTCTTCAACTCTGGTTGATGTTTCCGTTACTTCTTGCATAATGATTATTTTATACCAACCTCTTCGTTCTGCTTAAGAAAGAAGTATAGACGTGCTACTTCAGATATTTTTGAATTCAAGTCTTTCGGCTCAAGCCCTGCTTCTGCTATGATGTCAGACTCTTCTTTAATTACATCATTAATCACCAGTCTAACATAATCACCAAGACGTTTCCTATCAATTGTACCACCGTTTAATAAATCACAAGCCGCTGTTAACGCTTGGTCCAAACGCCATGTTGGTGTAACCTTATTTACAACGCCAATTACCTTGTTTAGCTTCTCGTCATCAACCGGCTTAAGGGTTGTTACCTTGGATGCCTTACTGTGCTTCTCGCCCTTGGACTTGAAACGGTAAATTACACCGCCATCGGTTTCATGGGTGAATACAATACCTTCGCCAATGCCGATGAATCCAAATTCCTTACCAACTGGGCATTCTTCTTCCACCTCAAGCGTCATTTCAATGAGCTTGTTTTGGATAGCCGCAGGATTGTTGAAGTCGATGTCGATGCTGAACTTCTTGTAATCACGAATATTGAAAACCCTTTTCTCTGGGTCTCTCAAGTAATCGAAACCTACCCAGTATGCCGGAGTCTTGTCTTCCTCATCCTTAAGGAATGGGGATATCTTAACGCCAATAATAAACATTGACTTATCAATATTTGAAATGGCTACACCCTTTTGAATACCCTTACCTACCCACTCAGCATAGATTGAAATGGTGTTCTTTTCCATGTCAAGGTTATTTGTTATCATAACCTTTGCAAACAAATCAAGGAATGTTTCCCTGTTTGATTCAACAAAAAATGCTGAGCCAGCGTTATCGCTTTGTGGCGTAATAATGTTTTCTCTGGATTGTACCCACAGGCTATCGATGGCATTGTAGCATACACCAAAGTTTGTACCATGCAACTTCACGGTACCCTCGAAGGTAAGAACCGGCTTCGGCTTACCAATGTCGTAGATTGCTTCCCCTTCTTCATCCAAACCAACAAAGTTGTGTGTACGATTAACGTGTGCAACAATGTTTCTGAATTGTTCAATACTTGGAAATGCGATGTGTTTCTTGTATCCCATTATTTATCTTTAATTTATTTGATTCTATTTTCGAGAATAGTCAGGTCATACTTGTGACTCCATTGAATCAGGTATATTAACCAAAAACTCCCTTGTCTTGTTGACTCCATGGTGCATAACCAAAAGCATACTGGGCCATCAACGATAATAAAAACGCTGGTACCAGTGTTGTTAGAGTTATGTAAAAGAAGTCGAATAGTGAAAAATATTTCATTTTACTTCCCCAAGTTTTTTTCGAAGTTCACGAATAATAAAAATATCTGCATATGCCCCACCCATAAACCATGCAAACATGCCCATCATAGCATCTGACTCACGGTCAGGTACTTTCATGAAATATAATAATATTCTGAAGCCAATGGCCCAGAGTGCCCCGTAAACACCGGCAACTATTCTTTATTTCCAAGTTAGTCTGGTCATTAGCTTAATCCTTTTATCATGTTTTCGTTAGCAATGATGTCTTCCAGTGTATCCGTCTCAGTCTTCTCACCCTTCCTCAGTCCTTTGTAAACTGGGTGAAGCAATGAATACTGGCCCTTGCTGTCTTTTGATAGACCGCTGCACTTTACAGCAACGATTACACCCAGAAGGTCAGCTTGGTTATCGGTGATGTACTTCATGGTTGCTTCGTCGATACCTGTAGGGCTTGTTACAACCTTACCATCGGCAGATTCAGCATTCAATGAGGAAATCAGTGCGGCATTCTTGCCGGTGCCCAGATTGAAGCCTGTAATCTTCAGGTCAACGTCCATTTCCAGCTTCATCTTCACCTGCCAGTTGGGTTTGCCGTCCTTCCATGTACCAGCGTATGACTTCAGGATGGTTCCTTCAAAACCTTTGTTCAAAACTTCCTGAAAATGCGCTATCGCTTCTTCATATGACTTAACCATTCTTGTTTCCACAATCTGAACCATAGTTGGTTCCATTGTTGCAATAAGTTCTTGCAAGTTTGTTTCAAAACGCACGTTATACGGAGTCTTTGATTTTGTTTCAAAGTACTCATCAACGCTGATGGTATCCCAAACGGTATATTTTATTGAATCCAAAGCTGCTTGGTATTCAACGTTGTGCTTTTTCTTCAGCTTGGCTATCTCCGGCGCAATATCCTTTCCTTCCAGCTTCTTATCACCGATGCTTACCAGTGATGCAATGATACCATTGCTTTCGTAACGTGACAGGCCATCGATGGTGAATTCACCGTTCAATACGCAGTCAGGAAACCCTTTCAATTCCTCAAGGAACTTTGCACCTTCCAGCATGGTAACTTCACCCTGACGGCTTTCCAATTCAACATCACCACCACGGATGATAGCATTTGAATAGCGGCCATCCATCTTTATCTGGCTGTAATGGTAAGGGTTGTTATTTACTTGGAAGATGGCTTGAGCCAATTTAGGTTCGAATGCCTTTGCTCCCATGTATGGGGTCTTTTCAATAAGACCTGCGAATATCTTGTTCATATTGGTAGTACCCATACCAATCTTGCAATCCTTTTCGATGATGCGCTCGATAATGTAAGCGTCATCAACACTTGAATATTCAAGTACCCTTGATAGGTGGGTTATTGCCGCATGACCAGTAACTTCACGGTCACTCAACTTCTTCAATGATTTGATGTTATGGTCAAGCATTGCATATGTATCGCCCAATTCGCTTGGCTTATATGCAGGTATTTGCTTGATATAAAACTTCACTCGCTTGGAGTTAGCCAGATACAGGACCTCTCTCAAGAGTTCGTTATCCTTGTACTTGCCAAGAATTTCCATTTTCTTGTTTGTTCCCGGCTCAGCGGCGATTTCATCAAAGATTTTCTTTACTGACATGTTTATATCGGTTTTTAGTTGTTTGTATTGTTATTGAATGTGGCCATTTTGCATCCTTGCCGCCTGATAACATCAACGCTTTACTGGATAGTCTTCCATCTGTGAAAAAGATGTTCATCTCGTCAAATCTCCAATTTGGGGCATTCTTTACATCACCCTGTACCGCAGTGATGGCCATGATACCATGCTTTTCACATAATATCTTGATGTCTTGAAGAATTTCCCACCGCTTTATTGAGTCCATAAGCAAATCTACGATTAAGTTTTTATACTGTGCAAATTTAATTTGCAATTATTCTTGATTTATCTTCACCCCACACCGAAAGGTAGCCTTGAAGGAAGAACATCATCTTGTCTGGGTACTTCTTTGTTGGGTAGATGTGATGCTTCAGAACGCACTTAGATGAATCCAGATTCAGGAAATTAAAACCCTTTTCTGTCGGTTGAATAAACCTACATTTCATGGTTCTACCAAAGATACTTACAAAGTATTCAGCACCCAGCGTTAATTGAACCGGAGCCTTCCAGCCGTATGGATTATTTGAAGTCTTCATTTTCAAATTCATTTATGTATCCATAAAACAAAAGACCGCCAGTTACCATGAATGTAAGAATATACACCAGCCATACTTCCCATGCTGGGCTATCAACTGACAGGTAATCAAACTTGCTGAAGTCACGGTATACGAAGCTCTGTGTTGATTTTTCAATCACCGGATACAGCGTAGTGAAGTCCAATTTCTTCAGGTCAGTAATATCTTCCCGCAGGTCAATTTCAATTCGTTTGTTTTCAGCCCATGTGAATGGCACTACCCAATTTATTGCGCCGGTAGCCTTATCCACACCGATACATACAACCACCTCATTTTTGTTTCCGTTAACCCAATAATCTTTTTGTTTCTGGGCAACGTAAGGGTCAGCGTTGGTGAATAACAAGACAAATAATCTCATCTTGCGCTTAGGGCCATAATAACCGTTGAAGTACTCGTAGGTTTTATACGCATTCCATTTATCGGTGCTGGTCAGGAATGATACACTATCCATCCCTAAGATATTTCTCTGGGAATAGAAGTTTACATTCTGGTATTCATATAATTTGTATTTCTTGGCTTGTTCCTTGGTTACTGAGGGCATGAGCTGGGATAATTATGGTAAATGGCACATAGACCATAAAAGGGGTGTTAAAACTTTTAATCCTAACACCCCAATGAATATTGTTAACGCACTCTCTAATTTACAACCCATGTGGGCCATTGATAACCTTAGAAAGCAGTAATTACAATAGCTTATAAAGAACCTTGTCGTCGTAATCCTTCATGTAATCTTCAACTGATGTAGCCTTACCAAGTTGCAAGTTGAAAAACAAACCGGAGAACCCCTTAAGATTGTACTTCTCTACCACTGCAAATACCGCTGTTGCATACTTCTTTCTCTCTGGCGCTGAAATGTTCTTAGGCAACTCAGGCTGTAATTCGTTCCACACATTGTTGAGGTTTCCCACCAACTTGTCGTATGCAGTCTTCAGTCTCAACAGTTCTTCCTTACGGTCTGGGAATGTTGCAGCGAACTCTTCAATCTCGTTGGTCTTTATGATTGTAAGAATATTATGCTCAGCTGTCTTACCCTTCAAGTGGTGAACTGCACAGTATGCTGGGTTCTTTATCTTCACACGGTTAAAGTTCTTGTCACAAACAACATAGCCTTCTTCAGACCATGCCATGTTCTCAAGAGTCTTATGAATATCGTTAACACCCATGCTCTTGAAATCGAAAGTCTTAACTACTGGTACCTTGATGATTTCTGACTCCTTCAACAACTCAGTATATGTCTTCTCTACCAGAGTCTTGTTGTTTCTAACCGCCAACAGTGTTATTTCAGATACGCCATGTGGCTTTACCACGATGTTGTATGGTGATGTCAATTCGAACACGTATGTGAACTTCTTATTCAGCAAGTCAACGATGTTATAGTCGTACTTTAAGGTTGTCTGCCAGAATAAGTCATTGAAGGTTGTACCCATCTTGTTATTCACTTCACCCTCACCTTCAGCAGTACCTGTAGTAGCTGCGAACCACTTGTAAGCATATTCATCCCAGTAAACCTGCATCATTGAACCATCCAACTTTTCGTAGATGATTGCTGAATCCCAGTCAATCTTATGAGCATGACCTTCCTGTATGTTGAAGAACTTACGGAATGACATGGACATAACGTCCCATGAATTCTTATGCAAGATAAGACCACGGCAATCCTGAACTTCTTGGTGCTCATATGAAGAGTTGATTTGGTCATACTTCAAATGAACCTTATGCTCATAGACACGAGACTTCAATTTGAACTTTTCAACTGTTTCAGTTAAACCGAACTCCTTGATATGTCTGATTACCGCTAACATGATTTCTGCTTTATTTGAGTTTTGCTTTCTTTTTTGGTACCGCTTTCTTTTTGGCTACGGGCTTCTTTTTTGGCACTGCTTTCTTTACCGCCTTCTTTACAGGAATTCTTTTTCTTACCCTTGGCTTGGCTTCTTCCGCTTTCAACTTTTTAAGCATATCCGGTAGGGTTGGTTGTTCATCTTTCATCGAATCCAAGATTTTCTTGGCTGAGAACATTAAGCATAATTCACTGAATAGAAACATATCGGAATCGTTCAATAGAACGGCCCCCGCCAAGTTAAGGATTGAACCCAATTGTATCAATGCGAAGTCCTGAGTAGCTGAACCATCCTTTATAAGGGCTTGACTCATCTGATTAAACATCTTACTGATTTCGATTCTTTTCTGTTGGTTCTGCATATTAGATTTTACGCAAACTTACAACAAAAAGAATTACAAAACAAATGGAATCTCTAATTCTGTCAAAATTTTTGAAATGCCTTCGTTGTAGTCGCCGAAGCTGCCTTTGTTAAGCTCACTGAAGCCGGTGAATTTCACCACGTGAGGCTCATCTGTATGAATAATACCTTACCAATCAGCCAAGTAGGCGTACTGTTGGTCACCACGGTAAAGCCCAGCGTGAATCAAACGAAGATTCGAGATATTCAGGCCGGTTTCCTCTCTGGCTTCCCTTATGATTGCCACTTCAGGATTATCTCCGTCTTCTGGGTCAACCTTGCCACCAACCCATTTAAGGAACGGGGCTGCACCTGTTTCCGTTGGTGCTGGTTCATTGGCTGTTGTTAAATCCCTTGTATTGACATTTGCAAATCGTTGCATTGCTTCGTCAAAAGGCATGTCAAGTTTAAACGGTTCTTCGTATTTTTTCTTAGCCATTGTTATTTGCTATTAGGTTTTGATAAGTCAATCTTTTGTCAGCGGTCGCACTTAACAGTAAATTAAATCTGTTTTCTTCCGAAAAATCTTTGCTGTTATATCTAAAGGTAAATTCATTTAAGTAGTTGTCTAAATGCTTTGCACTTACAAAATGATAGATACCAACGATACCACGTTTTAACAATGAAAAGAACCCTTCTATTGTATTGGTGTGGCAATTACCTTGTACATATTGCCCGTCACCATGTTTTACAAAGCCTTGCCTTTCAACTACAGCCAGTACCGGGGTTTTAGTTAATGTGCTGCGACCTTGTGTACCTTCGGTTTTCTTGCTTTTATGTTTGTTCTTTACCACCAATGTAAGTTTCGTCTGCTTCAACTGTGTTGCTTAATGGTGCATTGAAAGCAGCGGTATTACTTGCATGACGTAAACGGTGTAAAAGGAACCAAGCATTTTTTTGAGTAATGCCT